CCATCTAAACAAGAACAGTTTTCTACCGCACTTAAAGGTAGACCCGGCTTTAGAAGCTTAGAAGAAGCTAAAGGTCAAGTATCTAAAGAAGAGGTTATAAAAGGTTTAGACTATACTGCTGAAATGTTAGTCCCATTCTATGAGGCTGGCGGCAATATGGTCAACGTAGTTAATGAGTACTCTAAACCAGAGGAAGAACGTAACTATGACTACATTAAAGAAGAACTAGGAAAAGCTGGTAGTTCAGCAGCAATTGAAGCAGGAATGCTACTTCTAGGTGGGGCAGCCATTAAGTACGGTAGTAAAGGTATTAAAGCTTTAGGCAATAAAATAAAGCAGTACGAGATTGACCCTAATACTACCTCGATGCTCGGCACTGGTGCAATCAAAAAGAAATCAGAAGAGATGGTTTCTGTATTTCCTAAACCAGAAAGAATGTTTCCTGAAGGTCAAAGACCTAAGGGTGGTGACTATTTGAATCCAGCTACTGGTGAAGTTCTATCTGGTCGAAATGTTTCTAGTGCTAACATAAAAATAAATCCTGACGGCAAACCTTCTTTTAAAGTCTCTAATGATAATATCGAATCTGTAGGGTCTGTTGGTAAGGGTAAAACACAAATTAAAACTAATCTCTTTAAGAAAAAAGCTGGTTGGAAATGGTCTAGCGCCCCTGAGGGTATGGAAGATATTGGAACACTCATCTCTGTTGAGAACAAAGGAAAACACTTTTACACCATTGAAACAGATTTTTCTAAAGGAGTTAACCTTAAGAAATACCCTAACTCCCCAACAGAGCCTCGCTTAAGACCAACAGTTATTGGTGAACTTGAGTTAGGCCCACAGATTGGTTCTATCTCTGTCAGGGGAAAAGAACATCCTGTTTACCAAAGTATAAGAACTTTTAATGAAGGCGGTACAGTAATGAAAGATCAGATGCAATTAGCGTTTGCCTTTGGTGGTGACGTAGAGATTGACGCAGAGTCAGGTAACTCAGTTCCACCCGGATCTACACCAAAAGAAGTTCGAGATGATATTCCTGCTATGCTATCTGAAGGTGAATACGTAGTACCTGCTGATGTTGTTCGTTATTACGGTGTTAAATTCTTTGAAGACTTACGTGAGGAAGCCAAAGAAGATTTTGCTCAAATGGAAGCTGAGGGTCGTATTGGTGGTGAGCCTGTACGAGAAGATGACGATGATCTCACAGAAGATGAAATGGCTCTCTTACAAGAAGTTATGACAATGTCTGAGGGGGGCGCAGTCAGAGGTATGGCAGACGGTGGTGATGTTGGGCAAAAAGATGCTTTCGGCAATCCTATTGGAACTCCTCCCAGTGTTCCTACGCCAGTTCAAAGCACTCCACTATTGCAACCAGTAAACATCACTGATCCTAATATTTACGGTTTAAATAAAGCACCTACAGATTTTCCAACAACAAGTGTACCAATAGTAAGTCCAACACCTACACCTACCCCTACAGAGCCAGATACTCAGACTGGTATGAAAACAGTTTTCTACATACACAAAGATGGAAGACGTATATCTGTTTTGATGCTAAATGGAAGACCTATTAGCTCTGTACCAGATGACTTTAATGACTTTGTAGAAGATACACCAGAAAACAGAGAAAGTCTGTATGGCCCAAGTGTAGAGGATACCGTACCCGAAACAGTTGCTGAAACTGCTCCCGAAGATTCTGGTAAAGATAAACGAGACGTTCCAGAAGTTTCTGTTAAAAGATTTGATATGACTACACCTGAAGGTCTTTCTGAAGCATATAAAGATAGTGGTGTTGATGTAAAGGATACCTATGGTGCAGCTAGGAAAGCTTTGGATGACGCAATTAAAATCCCTAAAGCTGCTGGTGTTGTTGCAGGAGCAATAAACCCAATGCTTGGGCTGGGCCTTGGTATAGCCAATACAGCAAGTCAGCTTACAGCAGTTTCTAAAGCTCAAGCTAATAAACTTATGGCTGAGTTTTTAGGTAAAGAAGAAGAAGCTAAAAAGATTGAAACAGATATTAATAACTTTGTAAAAGCGGCTGGCGGTGCTGTAGATTTTCTTGATGAGATTGTTGCCTCAGGTACTGCTAGATTTAATAATGCAAGAGACGCTGCGTTAAACCAGTTTCTGGTTGGGGGTGGCCCAGAAGAGGCAACGATCTATTATGATGAGCTTAACGAAGCAGGTATAAAGAATGTAAATGAATACTTACTAGAGACAAGCCCTGGTTACAAAGGAGCTACGATAGGTGAAGACGGAATTATCCGAAGAGAGTCTGGTGCAGTTGATACTTCTATAAGACCTAGAACAAGACCTGATGGAATTTCACCAGCAGCAAAAACAGAATCTGTTAGCGGAGTAGAAGCAGCTAAAGCGGCAAAAGCAGCAAAGGCTGAGTTAATAAAGAATGATCCTTCTGGAGATAGAGAAAGAGCAATTAGAGATTCAGAAAACAGAGGTTATACAGGAAGTACTGTAGGTGGCATAGCAACAGGAAATATTGCAGGTGCTGGTCAGGTACAAGGTGTAAAAGCTGATAGCAGTGGTAAGGTTGTTAAGAATGATGAAGGTAAAACTATCTTTGTTGATTCTAGTGGAAATGAGTACGTCAAAAATTTCTTTGGTAAAAAGACTACACCTACAGGTGGTTCATATGATGGCCCCGGAGATGCTGATAAAGGCGGTAGCACAGGAAGTTCTGGAGGTGGTTGCTTCCTGACAACAGCTATTGTTGATCGTAGAGGTGAGGCAGACGATGGCCCAACACTAACTAAACTCAGAAACTTTAGAGATACATATATGGCTGCTATTCCGTCTGATGTTGAGGAATACTACCACGTAGCTCCACAGATTGTTGCATCTATACCAGAAGATCATAAAGACTGGAATTGGATTGGAACTCAGATAGATAAGTCAGTTGAGTTTATAGATAATAACCTTCTTGATGACGCTTACAAAACTTACAAAGCAATGGTTAATAAATTAAAGAAAGATTGGCTATAATGGAAAATGTAGAAAATCCAGAAGTAGGAATAAAAGAAGATACTATCTTAACTTATAAAAGAACTGTTATGGATAGAGTCAGACAGTTACCAGACGAAGAAAAACAAATTCTTCAGGATTTTTCTGGTACTCCTGCCGCTCAAGTTTTTAGTAAGATTCTCCCAGAGCTAATAGGTGTTAGCGAAGCAGTAACTATGCAAGAAGAACTACCACAAGAACAATTACCTCTTCCTCTAGAAAATCAAATGAAACGTGCTGGTCTAGGTGCACGATAAACAAGTTAGACAATCCAAATAAGTATAAGGCTACCCAGCTACTGCTGGCCCCAACATAAGGAGATAACTATGCCTGAACTAACACAAGTAGAATCAGTTAAGACTAAAGGTTTTGTAGATCGAGGTTATAACTATGATCGTAAAAGAAAACGTTTAGAGGAAGAAGAAAAAGAAATTGCTAAGTTAGAAGCGGAGGCTAGAGGTGAAACCTTCGAAGAAGAATCCTATGGCGAAGGATCTGAGGCAACCGAAGTACAGGCTACGGGTAATTCCCAACAAGAAGAAACCAACTCTGAAGTTGAAGCACAAGAAGATGACTCTAACCTAAGTGCTGAAGAAAAGTCTTTTAAGAAACGTTATGGTGATCTTCGTCGTCACATGCAACAAAAAGAAAAAGAGTGGGAAGAAAAGTTTAAGGCATTCGAAAACAGGATGCATAAAGAATCTATTATTCCCCCTAAGTCAGACGAAGACATTGAGGAATGGGCAAGACAATACCCTGACGTTGCTGGTATAGTAGAGACTATAGCCGCTAAGAAAGCTCAAGAGATGTTTAAAAAAGCTGAGGACCGTTTGGCGCAGCTAGATGAATTACAGTATGAGACAGAACGTAAGTCAGCAGAAGCCACTATCAGAGAGGCTCATTCCGATTTTGATAAACTAAGAGATTCAGATGGATTCCATCAGTGGGCAGAAGCACAACCTAAATGGGTACGTGACGCTCTGTACGAAAACATGGACGATCCAGATTCTGTTATCCGTGTTATTGATCTATACAAGATTGACAACGGAGAAACACCACAGGCTAGACGAGCTAAAACTAAAGACGCAGCTAAGTCTATTGGTAAAGGTTCAAGAACTAAAGTTGACCCAACAGAAGGTGGCTCAATGATTAAAGAATCAGATGTCGCTAAAATGTCAGCTAAAGAGTTTGAAGCCCGTGAGCAAGAAATCACTAAGGCTATGCGAACAGGGAAATTCGTGTATGATCTTAGTGCTGGTGCACGATAAGTGTTGACAAACATTTTTGTGTACATATAACTAAGCACGTATAGTTTTAAGAGCCTCCTTTTGGACTACCTCTTTATACTATTAATTTTCCCAAACATAACAAAAGTCTAAACTAATAAGAACTACCTGTTCAAGTATAGGCCCAGTAATTATTCGGTAGCGCAACTGGATACTAACTGCACCCTAGAAAATGTAACAGCCTCTTGTAGGTGTTTAGCTTTGTAACCCGAAGCCAAATATCATGGAGGATTTATCATGGCTTTTACAACCGCATCGGGTTACGGTAACTTACCTAACGGTAACTTTAGTTCCGTAATCTATTCCAAAAAGGTACAGCTTGCATTTCGTAAGAGTACCGTAGTTGGTGACATCACTAACTCAGATTATTTTGGCGAGATTGCCGCTCAAGGTGATACAGTCAAAATTATTAAAGAACCTGAAATTTCAGTGAGCGCATATGCTCGTGGAACGCAGGTTTCTGCACAAGATCTTGACGATGAAGACTTTTCTCTTGTTATTGACAAGGCAAACTACTACGCCTTTAAGATTGATGACATCGAGGAAGCTCACTCACATGTCAACTTTATGGATCTTGCAACCAATCGTGCAGCTTATCGTTTGGCTGACCAACATGACCAAGAAGTTCTTGGCTACCTGTCTGGTTACGCACAATCAGCATTGCACTCAGCAGCAGACTCAGTAAACACTACCGTAAATGGTACTAAAGCTGTTTCAACTGCTGGTTCAGATGAATTGCTTTCAAGCATGAAACTGAAAAAGGGTGACTTTGGAAACATCACTACATCTTCTGCTGGTGATCACTCCATCCCACTCGCAGCACGTTTGCCAGGTGCAACTGCTCTTCCAACCGCTACGGCTTCACCAGCAATGGTTGTTGCTCGTATGGCTCGTTTGCTTGACCAACAACAAGTAGACAAGTCTGGTCGTTGGCTTGTAGTTGACCCAGTATTCATGGAACTTCTTGCAGACGAAGACTCACGTTTCTTCAATGCAGACTTCGGTGAATCAGGTGGACTTCGCAATGGTCTGACTGTTGCAAACTTCCACGGCTTCCGTGTGTACTCATCTAGCAACTTGCCATCTGTAGGTACAGGACCAGGTACAACTGGCTCTGCAAACCAAAACAGTAACTACGGCGTTATTGTTGCTGGTCATGATTCTGCTGTTGCAACTGCAGAGCAAATCAGTAAAACGGAAACATATCGTGACCCTGACAGCTTTGCTGACATTGTTCGTGGTATGCACCTATACGGTCGTAAGATTCTTCGTCCAGAAGCAATCGTTACTGCCAAGTATAACGCAGCGTAAGGGAGGTATAAATTATGGCTACTGTAACAACTCTCTCTAAAGCGGCTGGTGGACGTGGTAATCCATCTAACAAACCATATCTGGTCGAGAAAGAAATCGACTTGGCTGCAGCAGCAACTGCTAAGGGTTCTGCCCTAGCTGCCGCAGACATCATTGAAGCAATTACTGTTGGTGCAAACACAATGGTAATGGCTGCAGGTATGGAGTGTACAACAACACCTTCAGGTGGTACTGGTACGGTTCTTGACCTCGGTATCACAGGTGGTGACGTTGATGCATTTGTTGACGGTTTTGCATTTGATTCTGCTTCTGCAGGTGACTATGCAACCTTAGCAAACACTGCATGTCCTATCTTGGTTACAACATCAGATACAATT